CTTTTATATGCCCAATAGATACACTATCACCAGCACAACAAAGAACGATTTCACCTATTGGACTTATAGTTAATCCGGTTTCGGGTACTAAACATTTCATAATATTTATTTTCAGTTTGCTGTTTACATTTGGCCAAAACTATGGTATAATAAGATAGTATATCTGGGAAAGACTGAATACTGGTTCTAGTGGAGGACAGAGTTGCCTCGGATAGCCATAGAAGATTCTTGCTTTTCTCGTTCAATACCTTCTACTTGGTCAAGTAATATTCTCATATAATAAGCTTTAATATCTGGTTGAACATCAGTTTCAAGAATTATATTATGTGAATCCATGTAATGTAATTTAGATTCAGAGAATGGGAGATATGGAGAAAATACTAATGAATTTCCATCTTCAATATCCATTTTCATTGGTTCTTCAATTTGATTATCATCTTCGTGTACATACGCAATAATAGATTCTCCAGATATCAATTTAAACATCTTGACTGGAACATCTTCTAATCTATCAATATATTTCTTTTCTCTATCTTCCATATATCTATTTATAATAATTTAACATCATGTATCTTAAATTTGAAGCGTTCTTTAGAGTATATTTTTATTCTTTCTGCTGAATGATTTAATGTATAATTCTTTTTAGATTTCCAATGTAAGTCATCTGCTATATCATATAACTTCGTGTCTTTATCTGTTTTTCTTAATCCTCTACCAATAGACTGTAATACTCTTATCTGACTCTTACTTGGTGAAGCGAAAATTATATTATGTAAGTTAACTATATTTATTCCTGTAGAGAATGTACCATAAGAACATACAAGAATAGCATCCTTTTCTTTCTCGGTGATAGATCTAATTTCTTCACGTGTATCAGCTGGGACCTTACCACTTACGAAAAACACTTTTCTTGTGCCTATTCCCCACAATCCTTTAACTGATTCATCAATCATTCTAAATAAAGGTTCACCATGTTTCTCAACAAATTGGAATAAAATTAATGTATTACCTTTTTGGTCTAGAGCTAAACTCCTAATAAATTTATTTCGTGCATTACATGTAACAATATAATCTACCTCATCTTGGTATTTCATTTTAGATACTACCTTACATACTTCTTCTTTATGCTTAAGTAATATAATATCTATATTGAGATTTGCAAGGTCTCCTCTATCAATAAGTGCTTTTGAGGTTGTTATATTCTTATGAGGACCAAATAATCCTTCGAGGACTAACTTATGTGTTTGTGTACCATCAAGAGTACCAGTCATTCCAAATCTATATCGAGCTTCAGTACATTTAGTTAGTATACTTGTTAGGGACTTAGCCTTAAAGTTATGTGCTTCATCACCTATAACCATACCAAATTGTTGAAAATAAGTTTTTGGTTGTTGATAAATTGATTGCCAAGTAGATATATAAACTCTTTTAGTATTATGATACTTATAAAGTCCTGCCATAATTTCATGACAATTCTCAGTTGCAAACCAATCATCATCATTATCTGCATACTCACAAAAATCACCATACATTTGTTTAACAAGGGAAGTGGTAGGTACTATTATTAATACCTTGTCTTCCTCATGAGCTAAAAAATATCTCATAAGAAGATATATTATTAATGATTTACCTGAGGCTGTAGGAGATACTAATAATCCTGAACGAGTTCTTAATCCATGTTGAATAGCTTCTAACTGATAGTCTTTTGGTATCCACGGAATTGGAATATCTTTAATCCAAGATAGGTCATCATCATATACAAATCCTGGGTGATTATATTTTATTGTTGATGGGTCATCCCAAGTATCAAGCTTTATATCTCTTTCTATACAAAAAGCTTTTACATAACCAAACAATCCTGAATAGATAGATTGGTCACGCATATTAAAGAGACGGATTTTACCATCCCATAATTTATTTCTAAATTGGGGTGTGAACTTATAATTAGGGACATAAAAAGTAAATGCCTCTGCTAGTTCATATAGGATTCCTTTATCGTCACAATCAATATAAAGGAATGCATTATCTTTAACTTTTACGGTTATATTACATATAGGCATTTTCTTTATTAGAATGGTCAGTTACGTCTAGTATTCCAGCAATTTCGGGATAAAGTCCCATAAGTTGTCTTTCTATTCCATTTTTTAATGTTAATGCTACTGAACTACACCCTTGACATCCACCACCAAAGTTGAGAACTACTTCGTTCTTTTTAGTAATTTCTACTAATTCACAAAACCCACCATGTGAAGCTAGTCTAGGACTAATATCAGTAATAAGTGTATATTCTATTTTTTCTTTAAGAGGTGCATCACCCTTAGGTGCATCACCTTTAGCATTCGGTGCAATGATAGTAAGCTTTTTAGATGTACCATCTACCTTTAGTGCTACATCAGAATCTTTTAAATAGCCAAGATATGATACAGAAATATAAGCATCAAAACCTTCGTATGGAAATTTTGTATATTTTTTATGAAGTTCTTTAGGCCTAACAAAATTAAAAGTCACATTTGCTACAGGTGTTCCTGCCTTTTCAACTTCTATTTTTAAACCAAGCTCTTCATCTTGCTGCTCAAATAAATAAGCAATATATTTTTCAGCTTCTGCTGAAATAGTAAACATTACTGCAGTGTTGGTTTATCAACTGAAAGCATATCATCTCTACTTTCCAGTATATGATTAGTCATTAATTTAAATTCATCTTCAGACAACATGGCTTTATAAATTTTCATTGCTTGTGCCATCATTATTCCTGCAGCCAAAAATGGCTCATGTTTCATTGTAAGTTTTTCAAACTCTTCATATAACTCATCCATTATTTAAGCTCCTTTTTTTTACTAACTGGTTTTTTCTCAGTCATACCATTAGGATATTTTCCAGTATCCACTAATTTTCCTGTTGGTCCATTACCTTTACCGAAAAAAGCTTCAGTTAAGGTTGGCCAATTTTTACTCCAACTATACATATTTATCTCCTTATTCAAAATTTATTGTATTTTTATCATTGAATTTTTTAAATTCATCCATGTATTCTTCTTCTGTCAGCTTATGCCAACCACAACATCTACCAGTAGGTGAACGTCCACAACTACATGGAAATTTTTCATGGGGTGGAATGCCTTTAATTTTACGCACCTGCTTCAAAGCTTCTCCATTTAATTATGTTACCAATATTTTGGTGTCTCCATCGTATAGTACCCATAATTTCTTCTAAGGTTTCTATAAGAACCTTATCATATTCTAATGCTGCTTGAGCTTTTTGGATATCAGTATCAGCATTATAATAATAATTCATATCACCTTTAAGTGGTTTATTTAATCCACCAAAGGGGTCATATTCCCATTGGAATATATCAATTTGTTCTTTGGATAACTTCCCATTATAATATAACCACTTATCTTTAAGTAGTGTCTTATAATCTAAGTCTTTTTTCTTTCTACGAATTTTAGCAATAGTAATTAATTCTAAGTATTTACTATGTATACGTGCCATTTTTATGGTTGTATCATCTAATTTTAAATCATCTATTATGGAATCTGTCTTCCACATTTCTAGTACTTGCTCAATATTCATTCCATCATCACCTGTTTTCGTAAAAGCTCATCCAATATACCAAACATTTTATTATAACAATAACATATAGGAATATATTTACTTATACAAAAACTATTTATGTCTAATAATATTAATTCTTTCGTATCATTTTTCCAAATCATATTACTTAAATGCGGGTCATCATGCCATAAAAAATCACCATCTGGTAAATTATCTATTGACATTTGATAAAGTTTTTTCCAAATATTATCCCAAGCTATTTTTATTTCTAAAATTTCTTTTTGCGAATAAACTCGTTTTTTTAACTCCAATTCATCCATAATAGTTATTCCATGAACATATTCATATGTAAACCCATCATCTCCCCAATTTACAATCTTTGGTATAAAATTTACATCATCTTGTTCTAAAATAGAAAATATTTGATTCAAATGTTGATAATTTTCATGAGGAGGCCACGGCCCCTCAGGTTTAATTTTTACTTGTTTAAATATTGTACCATCATCATAATATATAAGTTTCTTATGTCTTTTTAATTCTATTGCCATAATTTGGTTGGGAGTGGTTCACATAATTTCCTCATAGTAAACTGCATCTCTAAATTTTGTATCAAAAAATTATTCATAAATGATATAGGAACACATCTACCTATTTCAAAACAATCTATATCTAAAAGTATTAATTTTTTACTATCATCGAACCAAATTAAATTATCTAAATGTGGGTCATTATACCATAAATAATAGCCTTCTTCTAAATTTTCTATTGATATTTGATAAAGCTTTTTCCAAATATCATCCATAGCCATTTTTATTTCTAAAATCATTTTTTGATTTATAATACAGGACTCTGTATTAGCTTGCATTATAGTTGGCTTATCAATATATTCATATACATAACCTTCATTATTCCATTCTAAAAGTTTTGGTAAAAAATCCAATTCATATTTTTCAAAAATGGGAAAAGTTATTTTATATTTTGAATTTAAGCTATGCTTTTTCCATACTTGACCATCAATCTCATATACACTATCTTTCAATATCGGCATTACCCTTGACCTCTATACTTTTTAAAAGAAGTTCTTTTACGTTTATTCATAGATGAAGTCTTTATCCATCTTCTACCTATACTAGTTTTTTTACGGACACCACGCCATTTCTTTAATTTAAATCTCATATACTGATATTATATCATATAATCAGCCGATTGTACATAGTTTTTATAGGAATTCGTAATAAGAATATTGAAATTGAACAACTGCAGTTAAATATTCTACATCAGTAGTTGTTATATCAAATGGTAAGGATGAAATACTTATTGGATAAGCATCAACAAATTTTATTTGTTTGGTGACGTTATTAGCAGAGTTCATTATAGTTAGGGTTAGGTCCCTAACATGA